GGTCAAGGTAGCGCATCGCGAGGGCTCGTTCGGGGTTAGACATGCTCGGCTGTTGCCGGGAGATCTGTTGACGTCCCCTGCCCCTCGCACGCGCGATGACGAGCTTCTTTTGTTCTGCCGCTTTGACAGCTTGTTTTGCAAATGCGGTTTTCCGCGGCATGGATAACGAATGTATAGTGTATGGAAAATTTCACCGCAGGCGCTGCTCCTAGTCCTCACCTCCCAGGTCTATCTCTACAACCCTATTGAGAACTGGGTGGTTAAGGTGCACCTGCAGTTTTGTTGTGTCCAACTGGCGGATTTGTGCTAGCAGTCCGTCTAAATCGGCCATCGACACAGAGTACCGACGGCAGAACCAGACACGCGCGGGCTCCCCGTAGGGAACACCAACGCCTGTGGGCTTCCAGTTCTCTCTCTCTAGACTATGGGGACTGCGTTTCGGAGCGGCACCAGACAAAATGCGCTCCACCAGTTCAGCCGCGACGGGCAGACAACGGACGAGTGGCTTGATGGACACAGCGAGCAATCGCCTCTCAGCGTTGACCTGCTCGTGGTTCTTGGGCCCGATGTCGCCTAGGTACCAGAAGTAACGTGTTAGGAACCGCCCGAGCGTGATAGTCCAGTGGTAGCCCTCCCCAATGGGCACTAGGTACCCACTAAGGAAGCCCACGTCCTCGACGTCACGCAAGAGGCGTGCCTTGGGCACGAAACCGCCGCGTGTGTATACGTGCTCGACATCCAGGAGTGTGTATGCGTCTTCAGGTGCGACCATGACACAGTCATCCCCCATCACTATCACCCGCATGGGCTTCCGCTTCTCAAGGTACAACTGGAAGAACAGGTAGGCAGTGATGATGGAATTGCCCAGACTGGTGTCAGGAACTCCGGATTTGCGCGTGCCGGGCACGGTATACTTGTGGCGCCCCACTTGGGAGGTGCCATGGGTGGGAATGAGTCGGCGCGTGAGATCAACAATGTGCTGGGGAAGATACCAGGAGTATATGTTCATG